TTAGAATATGTTTTTTAGTGTATTTTCGTATAAAATTCTTGATTCTTCCTGTAGGTGTGGAGTGACATGGGCATAAATCCTTTCGGTCATTTCCATCGATTGATGTCCTAATCTTTCCTGGATGACTTTCATCGGGACATTAGCTTCCAATAAAAGTGTTGCATGAGTATGTCTCAGTTTGTGAACGGATATTTGTTGACCAAGAATTTTTTTGCTGCAATAGATCATCGTATTATGTATGGATGACCTCGATATAGGTTTGCCGAATTCATTAACGAATAAGAAGTTATATTCATTTGAATACTCGCTGCCAATAATAGTCTTGTTTGTTTCATGTAGTTTCGTTAAGTTTAACATTTCATCGTATAATTCACGAGTAATATAAACTTTACGATGATGTTTAGTTTTAGTGTTTCCTAATACGTCGCGTTTCTGATCATATGATGAATCAACAGTTATATATAAGTTATTTTTATCGAAATCAGATAACTTCAATGCACAGGCTTCGCCGACACGTAAGCCGGTCTCGATAATTAGTCTGAATAAATAATAGTGATATATATTTCTTCTTTTGACGTCTGCAAGAAAGGGCTTAATCATATCTTTAGGGATATACTCAGCTTTCTTTACTTTGTCAGTGATTCTGAATTCAATGTATTCAGCGGGATTAACTGATATTAATCCATCAAACTTAGCACGCTCCATCGCTCTAAACATTAATGAGTTTGTTTTTTTGATGGTCGAGATACTATAGTTATACTCAAAAAGTTTGTTTATTACTTTCTGTTGCATAGTAGGGGTTACTTTATCAATTCGAATATTTTCATCATGCAGCTTAACTTCTTCTATCAATTTCTTATTTTCATAGATTCGAATACTGAATAATCGCTTAGCACTCCATTTGTCGATATCTATTGATGCCTGGGATACTTTTCCGACCCTATAAGTTTCTATATATTCATCTATGAAAGATTTAAGAGTAGGGATGTCAGTTTTACACTTATTAAGCTCAACATCACGTTCTAAGTCTCGTGCTAACTTCTTAGCATCTCTTTCCTTCTTTACATTTTTCGAGATAGTCCTACGTTTACCGTTTTCATCATAATAGTATACTCGTACACGATAGCCAGTACTAATCTTTTGAATAGAAGCCATATTATCATATCCTTTCTAATCCAATTAATTTATGCGTCTTAGATCTGTTGATTAATAACTCTACTCGTTTTGTAGCATGTTCCTGGGAAACTTTAAAATAATCCATTATTGCTTCAACTGTAAATAAGTTATATTCCACTATTAATCGTTCAGGCATCATAAATAGTAGGGCGAATTTATCAGCTTCTGTTTCCTGCATATAACTGTAAGAAGGGTGTAAATGCTTAGAATTACCAACATGCATAAAATAGTGTCCAAGCTCATGTGCGAATCTGAACCACATATCTTGCGGTGTTCCGAATTTAATGAATATAACATCACATCCGTCCAACTTCATATAACAACTCATCTCGTGATTATATGCGATATGAATGTTATAGATGTAGGCGAGAGATTCAATACTAAGATCCTCAACTCTCTCGATGATATAAGCTGTAATATCATTAACTAGTTCTTCAATTCTCATGTTATCTCCTCCGAATATAGAATATATGTTTGATTTTTGTGTATAAATAGAACGTATGTTCTATTTGGGGTTGTAAAAATAGCTGACCAGTAGAATACTAGTGGTCAGCTAGTAGTTATTAACTTGCTTCACAAGCAAAATTATCTCCATCTCTATCCATTTTAGAATTATAAGCAGGATGGGTTGAAGGAACTCCTTCAGGATAAACTTGTCTTAATTCAGTACAATTAGCAAAACTTTGAATTGTATTAGAAGGTTGTTGTTGAACAAAATTTGAATACTGGTTATTTTGATTAGGTTCCGTATTTTGGGTATTTTCATTAGTATTAACATTTTGATTCGAATCACCATTTTCGAATGCGCTATCTAATGACCAGATTCCTAACTTTTCTGATTTAGCTAACGTCTCAGCATTTTTTAAAGTATCAAGATATCTCGTGTTAGGTGGATAAACATAACTCACGCTTGCTAAACCTTCCCTAACAAGAATTTCGTTTATCATTTTACCATCAACATATACATACACTAAATCTCTATCGTACTTATCTGTTTTTTCTCCAACATCGTATTCTACTTCAATTTTAGATGCGTTAGACAACAATTCTTCAGTCCTTGCTGCAGCTTCATGACCGAAAGGTTGAACGCCAGTTCTTGGATGTTTAGTTTCAGGAGTATCTATTAATAAGTATCGAAACTTTTTATCAACACCATCGATATTTAAAACACTTGTATCGCCATCTACATGTCTTGAAAAATAAACTGGAAAACGAGATGTTGTACCAATCTTATTTTTATCTATAGTTGTGTCTTCGGGCTTTTCTGTTGCTGGTTTTTCTGTGGTAGGTTTTTCAGTTGTAACCTTTTCTTCAATAACTTCTTCGTTCGTTGTGTTTTTGTCAATTTCCTTCTTTGAATTGATATTGCTTTTTGTAGTAGTTGAAACTATCGATGACTTTGAAGGATTATTCTTTATTTTAGTGTCGCTATTGGAAGAGTCTTCTTGTGCTTCTGATACAGTTATAAATAAGAATAATAGTCCTAAGAACATCGAAAATGGAATAAAAGTTCGATAATTTTTCTTACTGATATTTTTGAAAAGTCTAACTCCATAATATAGTACACCTATAAAACTTGCTATTCCTAGAAAAGGAATTAAAACTGCATTTACAGTAGAAGGTAATAACGATATCAGTAAAAACAATAGAGTAAGAAAGATTAAAAATGAAATGATCATTTTCCAAACAGTGCCACTTCTAAATCCAATAATTTTTTGATACCATTCTCTATCCTTAATATTGAAAGTGATATTGTTATGTGATAAATATTCTTCAAACGGTTCGTGATTTTGATTAATTCTAATAATTTCTCCGTTCTCAAATGTATAAACTCGACTAAGAGCAAATTTGTCAATATCAACTGAAGTACAATCGCTTATATCAAAAGACTTTATTATTTGATGTTGAGTAATTTCTTTTTTTATTAATTTTTCTGTTTTACCTTTTGAATTAATTTTCGTAATTTCTTTCTTCGACACATCTATATCTACTAAATTAAACATGGGTGAATCTTCTTTTATTAATGCATATTTTGTTGTTGTAAGGGTGTTTAAGTCAGCTTCAATTAAAAAATCAAAATCTTCTCCTTGATCTCGTAAATATTCTGCTATAATTTCTCTATTCAATTAAAAATCCGCCTTTATTTTTATTTGATAGGTAATTCGATAATTTGTTCTTCTGATAGAGTTTCGCCGGCTTCATCATCGAAATACGGCTTAGCTATATATGAAACAGAAGTAAGGTCATCAACTTTAGTTTCTTTTAATTCATATACTATCTTGCCAGTAGATTTAACCGGGCCTTTCATTTCAACTACTAAATCTGAACCGGTTAAAAAGTTTGGTTCTACTTGTTCTCCTGAACTTGTCATTAATTCTGCTTGATCTGCATAATAGTCTGCTGGTTCACTTCCAGTGTTTTTTAATGTGACATCAAGTATAACGATTTGTGCATTTTCACCAGCTTTAGTACTGCTAAAATTATACTCATTATCCTGTGTAACCTTTATTTCTCCTAATTCCAGATTATTAATCGTTAATTCAGCAGGACCAGCTTTGATCACTTTATTTACATCAATTTTTTTCTTTGATTTAAAGTCATCTAATGGATTCAACGAAAAAGTATCTTCTTCATTTTCATTAGTATTTTCATCCACAGAATTATCATCTTCTGCTAATAATTCTAGAGAGTCATATTTTATTCCTTCTTTATCCATAAACTCTTTTAATTCAACATCATCGATATCTTTAAGTTGAGTTTCCATGTCATTATTTAGTTCTTCGAATTTTTTATCTCCTTCTTCTTCAGACATCTTACCATCATTAACTTTTTTAATGATATCAGAAGTGGAGCCTATAAACTTACCTAATACTTCACCAAATTTAACCATGCTTTCAGATGGTTTTTCGTATTTAACAGGCTCTTTGTTATTATCCAAGAACTTTTTGAAATCTTGAGCTGCAGACTCTACTTTATTACCGCTCTCCTCAAAGGTTGCTATAATTCCTTGAGCATTCCCTGATTCTGACGATTGCTGAATATTCATTAGCTCTTTAGAATATGCGTCGATTGTTTTTTGAAACTCTTTTTTAACTTTCTCATCACTTATGTATTTTTCTTCTTTAGGTTTACTTGTTGTTTTATTCTCTTGTTTACTTTCAGATCCACACCCTGCTAAAAGTAAGCTGATGGCAATACCGCTTGTTAATATTTTTTTCATTTTCCCATCCCCCTAATATTTAATTGTTATTTCTTTTGGATCGTTCTACCAGGAAGGCTCCTTGTTCTAACAGATTCTGAATAATTCTATCTTGCTCTTCTTTTGGAAGTTCATTTAAACCTTCGATGTGGTTAAAGAATAGAGATTCAACTTCTACTTCATTTAACTTTTCTCTACCATGTAATGCATCTAAAGAAGTTTCGAATAAATCTGCAATTTTATTCTGAATATTAGTATCCGGAGTTCTTCTATCTTGCTCATAAGAAGCGTATGTTGTTTTTGCTACTCCGAGCTTTTCAGCCATTTGTGTTTGAGTATAACCATACTGCTTTCTTAATTTTTTTATATTCTGAGCAAACATTTATAACACCACCTATACTTCAATTATACGCAATATGCGTACATTGACCATAAAAAAACAGAAAATAGTACAAAATGAGTATTTATTGTTGACAAAGTACGCGTTTAGTAATATTATGTAAGTACGCAATACGTATTACTTGGAGGTGAGAAGATGAACACGTTAAAATCTTTGCGTAAAAAGCATAATATTACTCAAGAACAGTTAGCAGATGCTGTAGGACTTGCAACCACAACTATTTCGAGTTACGAGATAGGTCACAGAAACATTACTATTTCAGCTGCTATAGCCTTAGCTAAATACTTCAATGTAAATTGGACTATTTTTTTTGATGATAAAGTACGCGAAATGTACGATTTAAATGAAAAAAATAACCAGGCAAGCGACCAAACTCGCCTGGCATAAACCATCAATTACACGACCAAATGTAATTGTACGGTGCGACCAACACCGTAACTAAAGTATAGACCAGAAGCATGTAAACATTAAAGACCTAAAAATATTCAAGGAGAAAACAATCATGAATACAAGTTTACAAAGACATAGACAAAGAACTCGTAGAACGCAATCGCAAGTAGCTGAAATTCTATTAACCACTAAGCCTAATATATGCAATGTAGAAAAAGGGAGAAGAAACTTATCAGCTGACATTATCATGACAGGATTTGAAAGATGTGACGATCCGATATTTTTAACCGATATCAACTTTGAAATTTCGAATGGTTATACAGTACCTGCTGCTAACGAGCAGATATTTGATGACCATCGTATTTGCATAAAAGAAAGACTTCTAAATGAAATAGAGGAAGCGGTCGAAGTGCTGAATCAAATCAGAATTGATAAGCGACCTGATTACTGTACAAAAGATGAAATCGAGAATGTGAGAAGGATTGCAGCTGAAACTTACGATGTTTTATTTGAAGCACAATCACTGATCAATAAAATCATTCTTGATTACAACTTTAATCCTCAAGAATTAGCACAATCTAGAAACCAAAGATTAAAGATGGAACGAAGAATCTGAAAGGAGTGATTCGATGTTTGCACCAGAAGTTATTAACAATTTAACAGATGCAATCGCAGAACAGCTTGAGGACAAACTGACAAAGAAATATCATCCAACAGTTTCAAGAGAAGAAGCGATGGATCTTATAGGTTGTAGCGCTGCAGTATTCAACGAAATAAGAAAACGAGATGATTTTCAGTTTGTGCATATCGAAGGAATTTCATCACGATACAGCACAGCTAACTTAATCGAATGGATAAACGGAAGGAGGCAGTGACATGAAGTATTTAGCAAGATTATCTTATGCATCACTATATATGCTTTGTACGTTTATCGCTTGTCTTGTGGTCCTATTCTTAGCATTAAGTTTTCAGATGCAACCTGGTTCACGTATAGGATTGACAGTCCTAATTCAGCTTTCGATGTTCCTATTAATTGCAACTTACAAAGATTTAAAGGAGGTGAGATAAATGAATAAATTACAGACATTAAAAATAGCCCTCTTAATCGTCATCTTGGCGGAGGAGATTAAGAGAGCGGATACTTTAAAAATGTTTGATACATGTGATGTATGTAATCAAAATTTTTTGAGACACAAGATTCTTTATGATGATGATTACAAAATCTGTGGTATTTGCTCACAAATCGCAGGAGAGATTAACGATTCATATTAAAGGTCATTATAAACATTTTGAAAAAATAACATCTCGTTATTCAAAAGAATTACTTCTTCTCTAGAAGGGTGATCACTGTCATGTAACTTGTTTCTTTGAACATCTAATACAGCTCTTCTACAATCCTTTGGCAATTCTAAATATTCAGTTGCAATATTTGATAAAGCTAAAGTAGTTTTTAAGTTTTTCTGTAAAGCGTATTCTGAAGCATCTTTTGAAATAAGTAGTTTGATGATGTATGGAATACCGTTGATGTATAAGCCCAATTCGTGATTAACATTAATTTTTAAATCACCAACATTGTACGAAGCTTTTGGTGGGTCAAACCACTCAATATCTTTTCCTTTAATAAAGGATTTGTATTTATTTATTACTTTACGATAATTATCTTTTTTTCTGTCTGAAACAGTTTCAAGTAAGCTATCTAATGACTCAGCTGGATGATTATTAGAATGCATTTTTCTTACTGCATCTCTAAATTCTTTCCAGTAATCCTTTCCAGGATGATAATCATCAGCATTTTTAATGTTTTTTACAACAGAAATTCTACTTGCACCACTTTTAACAGCAAAGTTCAAGAATTGCGTAAATGATAAGTTAATCATATTTTTCACCACCTTTCTTAATCGGATTAAGAAAATTATACAGTAAAAAGTTACAAAATATAACAAAGAGCTAGTATCTAAGGAGGTTTTTTATATGAATTGCTATTCAGGAATTCCAGGCACGTTCATTAATAAACCAATCAGAAAGGAGAAAGAAAATGAACACACTAATCAAGATTGAGAATAATTCAGAACTAGGCCCAGTAGTTAGCAGTAGGACAGTTGCTGAAGAGTTAGAAAGAAGACATTCACATGTAATTAGAGATTTAGAGAAAATTTTACTCGACCCAAATGTGGGCTCAGTGATTTTTGAATCTAAATACAAAGATATAACAGGTAGAAAGTTAAAAGAATACCTACTGACAAAAGACGGTTTCACCTTATACATGTTCAACATACAGGGTCACAATGACTTCAAGATGGCATATATCAATAGATTCAACGAGATGGAGAAAGCATTACAAAACAGATTGCCTGGAACATACAAAGAAGCATTGCTGCAGTTAGTTGAGCAAGTAGAAGAGAACGAGAAACTACAGCTAGAGAACACGATGCAGAAACAACAGATTGGCGAATTAAAACCAAAAGCAAACTATGTAGACACAATTCTTAAGAGTAAGAGTTTGGTTACTATTGGCCAGATCGCAAAAGACTATGGCATGTCAGCACAAGAGATGAACAAGCTGCTACAACGATTCAAAATTCAGTATAAACAGTCGGGACAGTGGCTACTTTACTCAAATCATCACGCTAAAGGTTATACGCATTCAGAAACGACAGAAATCACCCATAAAGATGGAAGTGTATCTGTAAGAATGCATACGAAGTGGACGCAGAAAGGACGATTATTCCTTTATGAGTTCTTGAAGCGTAGAGACATCATTCCTGTAATCGAATTCGAAAATGAGGAAACTGCATGAAGTTACCATACTGCAGACAGATAAAGTTCATCAAAGTTGGAAGGCCATTCTTCACGCTTGATGAATACTATAAGTTGATAGATGAATACGGACCGCATTGTGATATTGAATGGGAGTTAGAAAGCGATTGTGGAGTGGCTTATTTTACAGAAGTAGTCACTGTAGGAGGTGATGTAAATGCAGGATAACTTATCAGAGCTTGAGTACTTAGAGAGATTGTATTGTAGCGAAGAGGTTGATGAAGATAATTTGAATTGGAACTTAAATCATCAAGAAGATATTTATCGTGATCGAGAATTTAACACATAAAAAAAGCGCATATCAAAGATACGCGCATCAGAAAATAGCTATAACTCATTATAGCACATAAAAATTAAGGGGGGAATACTATGGCAGAAGTATTAAATACTAAAGAAATGACTCATGAAGAATGGCTGAAAGCTAGACAGGCAGGTATCGGTGGCAGTGATGCAGGAACTATTCTTGGAGTGAATAAATGGAAGTCGAAGACTCAATTATTCTTTGAAAAAATTAATCCGGAATTAAAGCAGCAAGTCGACAATGAATATATTTATTGGGGAAACGTCCTTGAAGATGTTGTGGCTAAAGAATTTGAAACAAGGACAGGTAAGAAAGTCAGAAAAAACAACAAAATGTTAAGACATCCTGAACATGAATTTATGTTAGCAAACTTAGACAGAGTAGTTATCGGAGAAAGAGCGTTGCTCGAATGTAAAACGACGTCTCAATACAATATCGATCAATGGAAGGATGACGAGATACCAGCATCGTATCTTTGTCAGATTCAGCACTACATGGCAGTTACAGGTTATGAAAAAGCATATATCGCAGTTTTATGTGGCGGTAATCAATTTATTTGGAAAGAAGTACCTCGTGATGATGAGTTAATAGAAATCATTATCAATGCTGAAAAGGACTTCTGGTATAACAATGTTCTTGCAGGAGTAATTCCTGAAATTGATGGAAGTGATGCAACTAAGGACTTCTTGAATCATATGTATAAAGATATCGATGAAACCGAAGTTCAGTTAAGTGATGATGTCGAAACATTATTAACTGCATTAGAACAAGTTAAGCAAGAAGAAAAGGAACTTAAAGAACTTAAAACGAAGTATGAAAACAAAATAAAGCACATACTAGGCAACAACTTAGCAGGTAAAACAAGTGGATATCAGATTACTTGGAAACCACAAGTAAGAAAGACCTTGGATACTAAGAAGATTCGAGAAATTTATGGAGAACAATTAGATCCTTATTACAAAGAAACAGAAACTAGAGTATTAAAAATCAAACAAATCAAAGGAGCGTAATAATTATGGCAACTACTGAATCATTAAAACAACAGGTACAAACTACACAACAAAATCAAGTGGCAAATCAACAGAAACCTCAGACGATTGAAGATTATATGAAGAAGATGGCTCCGGCTATGTCACAGGCATTACCTAAGCATATGGATATTGACCGATTAACAAGATTAGCGATGACTACTATCAGAACGACACCAGCATTAAAAGATGCAGATGTAGGAAGTTTATTAGGGGCAGTTATGCAGGCGGCACAACTAGGATTAGAGCCTGGATTGATGGGACATTGCTACTTACTACCTTTTAACAATAAAAACAAAGGTATCAAAGAGGTGCAATTCATCATTGGATATAAAGGCATGATTGATCTAGCACGAAGAAGCGGTCATATCAAATCAATCTATGCACATGCAGTATATAGTAATGATGAATTTGATTATGAACTTGGATTAGAAAGTAAGTTAGTTCATAAACCAACAATGGAGCCTGATAAAGGAGAATTTATCGGTGCTTATGCGGTAGCGCATTTTAAAGATGGTGGATATCAATTTGAATTTATGAGTAAAGCAGATATTGAAAAGCGAAAGGGAAGAAGTAAAGCTGCTAACTCAAAATTCAGCCCATGGACATCTGATTATGAAGAGATGGCTAAGAAAACGGTTGTTCGTCATATGTGGAAGTACTTGCCGATTAGCGTTGAAGTCCAGCAACAAGTCGCTTATGACGAAGGAACAGGAAAAGACATCAGCAAGATTAAAGATGTTACGCCTGATGACACATTACTTGAAGCTCCAGATTATGAATTACTGGACATCACAGAAGAAAATACGGAGGGGTAAGACCCTCCATTCTTTTAGAAAGGAGTAAGTTAAATGGATACATTTATAATTGTGGCACCTTATGTCATTGCACTTTTATCATTAATAATATCTATTATTACGTTTATTGATTCTTTTGATCAGTGAGCTCTTTCCAATTAGAAACATCGTAAAAGATACCTAACTGTTTAAATCCATGTAGATGCTTGTCAGACTTCTGGAACGAACGTTTAGGAATACAAAAATCAACCCTTATAGTTTTAGTGTCTGATAAAGGAAAAATAACAAAATCTAAATAAGTGTTTGATTTTGATTTAAAAATTCCGTATGTTGCTTCAGGTATTTTTAAAACCCTGACATTTTCACCTTTAACTTCCATTATGTGTCTGTCTACTAAAGTAGGTAGTATTCTATTTCTTGTCAAAATATGAAGCTTCTGATTATTTTCAACATCATAGGCTTCTAGCTGGAAATATCCGATATCAAAATTTGTTAAATTTACAAAATTTAAATTGCCTATCATACAGGTACCATAGCCATCAGCATCATCACCATCAGTCAAAATAATATTATTGGAAATGTACAGGTTTTTAGCGAACTGAAAAGAATATTTAATCCTTTGTCTATATAAAGTGATAAATGATATTAGTAGCGCTAAAAGTGATACGAGTATCGGCAACCATGACTTATTTGATTCTAAGAAATCAATTAACATAACATACCTCTTTTTAATCAAATTATATCAGAAAGGAATGATTAAATGCCAAAAACTAAGCGATACTTTTGGTTGAAACTAAAAGAAGACTTTTTCAATCAAAAAGAAATTAAACTGCTGAGAAAGATTGCTGGGGGAGATACTTACACAATCATATATCTTAAGTTATTATTACTCAGCTTAAAAAATGACGGAAAAATTTACTTTGACGGTTTGACAGATGAATTTTCTGAAGAAGTCGCTTTAGAGATCGATGAATCAGTTGAGAATGTACAGGTAACTATGCAGTTCTTACAAAAGAAAGGCTTAATCGCTTTTGATACAGAACATCAAGATGAATTCGAACTTACTAATATAGCTTCAATGATAGGTAGTGAGACAGATAAAGCAGCTATGATGAGAAGGAAACGAGCAAGAGAGAAAGAACAAAAACAATTGAATGGTAACAATGTTACTGCAGAGTTACCTGACCGTTACACAGAGATAGAGATAGAGAAAGAGATAGATTTAGAGAAAGAGAAGACAAAGAGAGAAACAACTCGTCCTTCGTCATTCGATATCTTCGAAAATGGTGGTTATGGCTACCTGGATCCAATAACAATGCAGAAGTTATTTGCATGGATAGATGACTTCGGAGATGAAGGTGATTCTATCGTCAGCAAGGCATTAGATGTAGGTATTGAAGCGGGCATTAAAAACTATAAATATGTGAATGGCATATTAAGAAACTGGCATAACAAGGGATTTAAGACAACAGCTGAAATAAATGCTAATGAAATTGCTAGACAGACTAAAGATAACAATCAAGTTAAACCTAATGTACAGACGACAAAACGTTCCCCTGAAGAAATCGCAAGACTTAAGGAACGTAACGAAAGAAACATGAGACAGATGTTAGGCGGTGAAGATGTTGAAATCATTACTGAATAGTGAACTTATGAAAGCAGTAGCAAATCGAGGTATTCCAGAAATCGAAGAGGAGACATGTGATAAATGCGGTACAAAGAACACATATAAAGTAAATGATGATGGAACACGTGAGCTAGTAATCAAATGTGACTGTCACCTTAGGGAATTAGTGAGAGCAGATAAGAAACGAATGCAGCAAAAAAAGATTAACTATTACTTCAATCAGTCGCTAATTAATCCAGAACTGAAAAAGGCATCGTTTACTAACAATGACATTGACTTTAATACTGCAAGTCCAGAAGTGAAAAATGCTTATAAAGTTGCATCAAATTTCTGCAAAGAATTCAGTACTAAAGCACCCAAGACAATCATTATCCAGGGCGATACAGGAACAGGTAAGTCATTCTTGGCGTTTTCAATTGCAAGATACTTGAAAGACAAAGGAAATACAGTTTTATTCATTGATAACGTTGAGCTATTATCACTTATCAAAGCATCATTCAACAAGAAGAATGATGATACAGAAGAAAAGATTATGCGATTAGTTAGCGAAGTGGATTTATTGGTTCTGGATGATGTAGGAGCAAACAAACAAACAGATTGGGCATGTGAGAAGTTGTACGAAATCACTAATAAACGTCAGGGCATGAACGCAATTTATACAACAAACTTAGACATTATGAATGAAATGCCATCTGATTTCATGCTGAAACGTGCTTATTCAAGAATATGCAATGGTGCAACATTTTTAACTTTAGATGGTAGAGATCGTAGATTGCAATAAACATATAAAAAGGAGAAGTGAATTGAATGGAACTTAAAGAAATGAAGGAACTTGTAAAAAAAGAAGGTAACTTTAAAAGTCGAATGTATAAAGGTATCAGATATGAAATTGTTAGATATGAGCATCTTGGTCATTTATGTGGTTACTTGCACTACATTCCAAGAAATGATGAAGAAAAAGACGTAATAGATTACATCTTCCACAGAGGAATCACTTATGAGAACGATGGTGTTATCGGATTTGATTGTGCGCACGCAATAGATTTGTCTCCAAAGAAGATTGAAATGGCCGAAAAATTTATGCTAGGAACACCTACATTATTAAAACCTGAATACAGAACGATGCAGTATGTTGAAGATATTCTTAAAAGAACAATAGACAAGCTGGTTGAGAATAAAAGCAATAAACAAGAATCTGATTACAAATGGGATTTTGAACAACTAGAACAAATTAAGGACCAGCAGAAAGAAGATAAGAAAGAACAAGCAATTAAAGAATACGCAGAACTACTTTATGCAGAAGACTATGTAGTAGTCTCGAACGAAAGGATGCAGGAACTGAAACTAAAAGAAAAGATGCTAGGGAAACTAACTGATGGCATGGCAACAGTACTAAAAGAAGTTGAGGGAGTGATTATTAATGACTAAAGAACAAATCATGAGACGACTCAACTGTACAGAACGATATGCGCAGCGAATGATTGACTGGTCATCAAACGAATTAGAGTTACGTGTCCTGGTAGCGCAAAAAGACCATGAGTTACAAACTCGAAAGGGGATTGAGGAATATGGACCAACAAAAACTGCAACAGCTTAAAGGTAAAATCAACGAACTGAAAGTACAGGTCGTTGTTGCAAGACATAATGTAAGAGCTTCAGAAGAAGATGTAGACAGAGGACACTTTCTCGACTTTGCAGATTCAATGATTAATCAAATTAATGATGTGATGGAGGAAATGAATTGAGACGAATTAACAGTTTTTTAAAACCTTTATCAGAAGAAGAAATAGCAAAAAAAGAAAGAGATTCATATGAGAAAGCTAAAACCAATCTAGAAAGAATGAGCTATTGGTTGCCATTAGTTTCTGCTAAGAATTTTCTTTCGATACCTCAAACTCAAATAATCCAATTTAACTTCGAGATGTTTAAAGAATTGCTATCGGACAAGAACCATGAAAAAACAATAGAAAAATTGCAATTACTTTTCGAACAAGAAGTCGAGTTATCCGGAGAATTATTTATGAAAACTGGAAACTTTAGTGATAAATTTCATTTTAGTACACCACATTTAAAAGATCGCGCAAATGCTGGAAAGCAATTCTATAGCATGTGGTACACAAGTCTGATGTTTGGAGTACCACTTACAACAGAATGGGTGTTAAGAGAATTCATTTCAAATAAGGAAGAGTTGGACGATATTTACGATGGCATGCCTCTTCGGACTGAATATAGAGTGTTCTTTGATTTTGATACCAAAGAAGTTATAGGAATTTCTAATTATTGGCATCCGAATGTAATGAAAAACGGCATTAGGGATGAGGGTGATTTGTCGACATATAAAAATAACGAAGAAAGAATCATCGAGGAATTCAATGCTTATAAACACTACGTCATCGAATTAGTTGTGAAACAAGTAGAAAATTGTGGACTTAAAGGTAAATGGTCGATAGATGTAATGAAAAACGGGGACGAATTTTATTTAATTGATATGGCAAGAATGGAGTTTAGTGCCCTTATAAATGAAATGGAGGAAATGAAATGATTAACAGAGTAGTACTTACAGGAAGATTAACAAAGAATCCTGAATTCAGAGTAACGCCATCAGGAGTATCAGTTGCTACATTCACTTTAGCAGTAAATCGCATGTTTACAAATGACAAGGGAGAACGACAAGCAGACTTCATAAATTGTGTAACTTTTAGAAAACAAGCCGAAAACGTCAACAATTTCTTGAGTAAAGGTAGTCTAGTCGGTGTAGATGGAAGATTACAATCACGTAGTTATGATAATCAACAAGGACAGCGTGTATTCGTTACAGAAGTGATTTGTGATAGCGTTCAGTTTCTTGAACCAAAGAATAGTCAAAATCAACAAAATAACAGCACTCAACAAACAAATTACAATCAGACGAACAACAACTATCAAAATAATCAAAACGTCAACAGAGGTCAAAATAACGCAAATAACGGATATACACAGAAGCAAGATCCATTTGCTAATGCAACAGGACCGATTGATATCAGCGATGATGATTTACCGTTCTAATTTAACGTATTAAAGGAGTGATGCAAATGTCAAAATCAGAAGTCTATTACTTGAATTCAGATGTTGCAAAGCACTTTGATCAGCACTTTAAAGAAGCAGGATTCTATTCAGAAGAATATGCATTACAAGAATACCTATTGACCAAAGGTATTAAGGGATACGTCACACTCATGACCAGAGAAAAAGGTGGCATAAAAGTAAAGATGTGCATTGATAGAGATGATAAGACCAGCAACAAGTTTAATGTTAATCAGCTCAATCACAATATAAACCATGAATTATATGACCAAGGAGTGAACTTATGAGTTTACTAAAGAGATTCAAACTTTATGACCAGAAGAAAGAATGGGTAGTCACAGTAATTCCGCTAAGTGGACGCGATGGCTTCAGACTAATCGGCGCAGGAATACTGAATCATATACAAAAAGAAGTTACTACGGAAGGGCTTCAAGATTTCGTTAACATGCATAACCTTATGCGCGAAGAAGAGCTAGGTCAGGTAGAAATATGGGATTTGATATGAAGATAAAGAAAATCAAGAGTGAGTTATTCGAATACGAGGTCGGCATCGATGATGTCGCTCGTATCGAATTAACTGATCACGGTTCAGATAAAACTATCATTTACAAAGTTGTAAAAGCAACAAAAGAAGAAACATACGCAGGTATGACAATACCACACACAGTTGAATATGAGTAAGGGGAGATACTTATGAAAGCGACACCTATGGGTCAGTACTGGAAAGAAAACAAACATCGTTCAAAAGTTAGATATAACGCATATAGAGAACGCGTAATCAAAAGAGGTATGACGTTTGAAGAAGCGATAACAAGTCCTAAAGAAAGATTTAACAATACTTCTGATGAATATAAAAAGTGGAGCGATATAGCAGTTGAGAATGGCATCAATAAGAATATATTCTGGCATCGTCATTTCACTTTCAAGTGGTCGCTGAAAAAAGCAGCAACCACACCGATACGAAAGAGAAGAACAGCGGATAGCGGTAGACAGACTGTTATTCGAATGATTGAAGCAGGTGCACCTATTCCAAAGAAATACATTGAGCGTTATCCGGATCTATTTAACGCTAGGACAGGAGCCTGATTATGCAGTACGGAAATGTGAATATTGGTGCAAAAGTCAGATGGATTAGAAAACATAAAAGAATGTCACAACGTGAATTTGCTGAATCTATAGGAATATCTAAGAGTTATCTCGGCGATATCGAACTTAATAGAAAACGACATTTTACAGATACATTGAACAGTTTATGTAAGAAATTAAATATGACAATCGATGAACTGATAAACATCGATGAGAATGGAGAGATTTAATTATGGCAAAGACATTAAAGGGTTTAGTGATAACAGAGGTTGATCAAATCATTCATGAAACGAAATCGCTGAAAGAAGCAGCAGCTAAAATAGGTGTGGCATACCAAACGCTACTGCAATTCAGAAGTGAAAATATGAAAGAATTCAAAAAGTTAAAGGCAGAAAGAGAGCAGGGGCTTATTGTTGATGAAGTGCCAGTAGTTAAGACGAAGCCTGTAGAAAAGAATAAAGGAGCAAGCACTATTCCTGTTAATGATGTGGTTGATAAAGCAGAACATCAGAAGATTGTGAATGACCTGCAAGTGAGCTTGTCGTTAGTCACTGATGATAGAGATAAGTATCAAGAAGAAGTCACTAAATTGAATGCAGAACGTAATGACTTTATGAATAAAATTAAAGAACTTGAAGTAACAATTACGAAAAAAGGTGAAGAGTTGCAGTTAAAAGAACTTCAAATCAAAGCTAAAGAACGTGACATTAAATCATTAAAACATTCTTATGATCGTTTAGATAAAAAGAGTGCAGACGCGTTAAAGATGAACGATAGATTCTTAACATCTAAATATGAGAAAGAATTAAATCAACACAAACGCACGATTGAAGTATCAGCTGAAGCGAACAAGAATTTGAAAGAATCGTTAGAAGAAGCAAACAAAGTCATCAAAGAGTACCAGGATAAAGAGACAGAGTTAGTTACAAGCTATGAAAAGCAGTTAGAAGAGAAAGATAAGTTGATTGAAGAATGGAAAGTTAAGCACGATACTTTACAGAATGAATTTAATGCACTTACGCATTTAAATATGGATAACGAGAGACGAAAAGAAGTGCAACTCGGCAAAGAACAAATCGAATTAATTCAGTCACAATTACAGCAAGAAATAAAAACGAGTAAACAATCTGTTGAACGAATCAATCCACCATCACATTATGCTCCAAACGGATTAGGTACAGATGTCATCGGATTCCTGGAATCTCAATTCAGCTATGAAGCGTATAAAGGTTTCATGATTGGTAACATCATCAAATATGCGACAAGAACAGGTCGCAAGGATGAAGAAATCAATGAACTTAAGAAGATTGTCGATTACGCAGACAGAATGATCAGCTTCTTGCAGCGTGAAAACAAAGTCGCTGATGCTGGATGATTAAATTCTTAAGCTATAGAAAGTGGAGACAACTCTTCAATCACTACATGCGACAGAATTGGGAGACTGATAGTACTGATAGTCATTTCGGTACTATCTACTTCTCAGTTGATGCAGACGAAGAAAAGGGCGATACCTATGTCGCTTTAGATGTTGGAACAGAAGTATATGTTGAAGAATTCGATTCAATGAGCGACATGGAACGTTTTTATGAAAATAAAGCTGATTACGTGCCTGGATTACAGGTAACGATATTTGATTATTAGGGAGTGGAAATAATGATTACTGAAATAATAAAACTCAATTTTGAAGAGTTTAAAAAAATCTATAACAAGTACATTGTAAAACGCAGAAAGCCGAAAGAAGAACATTTAAACAAAGTCCTGTATACATTCAACGATGCAGGACTGATTATAAGTATTGAAGTGAGAGATAACATAATCATCGGAATATTTAAGACAGAAGATGAAGTTTACGATCATTACGGACATAACGAGCAGTTGATATTAGTTTAGGAGGAGAAAGTATGAAAGGCTTAGAAGTAATCGCAATCACTGAAAGTGGCATGAAGAAAGTTGTAATTCCAAAAGATTTAATTTTAAAAATTACCACATAAATTAAAAAACACCCTAAAGGGTTACCAATGACAATGGAAAGTGGATTGATTGAAAATGTATTAGCTTTCTTCATACCAACCGAAGAAATGCTAAAACGTGGTTTATTGATACCACCAAGAGAAAAGGAGGAGAAAGTATGATACCGAAATTCAGAGCGTGGGATGAAGTAATCGATCAAATGTTTATACCAGATTCTATTCACTTTGACTCCAAAGGAATGGTAGATGGGATAGGCTCAAAAAAAACTGTATTTGGAATTGAAGATTTTGAATTAATGCAATCAACTGGCTTACATGATAAGAACGGTAAGGAGATTTTTGAAGGGGATATTGTTAAAGTGTCGCAAGACGATGAGTACTTTATTAGTTTTGTAAAAAATATGATTGAATTTGATTGTCCTGGATTCGATGTTCCATTTCCAGATGATTGGAATTATGAATGCAATGTATTGAGTCATGTAATGAATACGGAGCAAAACATTGAAATCATCGGCAACATTCACGAGCATTCAGAACTGCTAGAGGAGGATGGCGATGTCATTGATAAAAACTAAAGTAAAGACATTTGAGGACAATCGTTTAGACGAATTGGAACAAGAAATCAATGAATTTACAAATGGAGTAGATGGCAAGGTATTGAATATCGACATTAAACCTTTCGATTCGTAAGGTTATGGACTGTGTTATTTAGGAATTGTTACTTATCATGATTTAAGTTTATTTAAAGTAGGAGATGACGAGTAACATCCGTCAAACGTCCGTTCAATCGGACGATAAAAATCACAAGGAGGAAATGAGAGATGGAACCAGATTTAATTATTCAAGAGCCGCCACGAGTGCTTAAGCAATACGAAGTTATGCAGTGGGATGGTACCAGAGAAAGTTTTAAAAGAATAAAAGAGTGGGCTAAACCTCACGCTATTACTATCGTTGGATTTGCTGGTGGTAAAGAATATATTGAATTCGATATGTGTGGTGGTAGATGTCCTACTTTAGTTGGTCGAGGAGAGTATGTATTTAAAACTATTGATGGATATTTATCATCAGTGACATTAACAGAATTTAGAAAAAAATATTCAGATTGGACTGTGTTGCAAGTGTAACACGAAAGGAGAGAGGATTGTGATTGATACAGGAGAAGTGGGATATGTTGCAGTTCCGTCAGGATATTTAAATTTAAAAGAAAGAGAAGATTTGAGAGAAAAAATTATAGAGGCTAATTTGCACATATTACAACTCGAAAAGGAGAATAACGAATGAAATCTAAACAGTACTCAACAAAGCAGATTCACTCGATCATAAAACATGTATTCAATTCAACGATAGGCAGTAAAGAAGATATTAAGGAACGACTGTTAAAAGAGTTTAAGTACCAGGAGGACAACAATGACTTATAAATTTTCAGTATGGCAAGTTCATTACAATAATAATTTATTAGTGGGAACTTACGAAACAAGACAACTAGCATTGAAGAAAGCTAGTGAGATAAACGAGAGAAATATTAGACTGTGCTATGTAGCAGAAGTGAAAGTATATGGAGGGGAAGCAAATGAACAAACTAAACATTAAACTACTATCAGATAACGCAACACTACCAACACGTGGCTACCCAACTGACAGTGGACTGGATTTATATGCTAGTGAGGACATTACTATCAAAGCAGGCGACACGTCAATCATTCCAACAGACATCGCTATAGAGTTACCTTTAGGTTACGAGGCACAGGTAAGACCACGCTCGGGAATGTCAGTTAAGACGAAGTTACGAGTAGTGCTAGGAACGATAGACCACACATATCACGACCATATTGGAATCATCGCAGATAATATCGGCACACAGCCTTATGAAGTTAAGAGGGGAGACAGGGTGGCACAGTTAGTGATTGCGCCAGTTGTGTACCCAATAGCAAAAGAAGTAAAGGAATTTAGTTATGAATCGGACAGAGGTGGCTTCGGATCAACAGGAAGATAAAGGCATCTACGAACGTATTAAAGAACTTCTTAGGAGGTAGAAATGCAAAAGAAAACAAGTCAACGTAATAGAGGTAAATACCTCGAGACATTAATCGAACGATCCAATATTCAATACGACTTAAAAGGTATAGCGACAATCAATAAGATTCCAACACCAATGACACATAGGAGTCGTAACGGAAAGATATTCGATGCCAGGTATACTAAGAAATCAACAGTCGATTTTATCGGAATTCATGACGGTAAGTTTATCGCATTCGATACAAAGCAGACTTCACTGACCAATCTGCCATTTAAGAATATAGAACAGCACCAGATTGAGTACTTGACCAAGACTCATGAAAAGGGTGGCATTTGCTTTATTCTTGTCCTATTTACGAAGTTTAATGAACTTTATAGATTAGATATTCAAGAACTGAAAGAACTTCAGGAATCGCTAAATAGAGCCAGTATTCCTTATACTTGGTTTAAAGAGAACAAAAGACCAATTACGAGTAATAACGGAATCATCTACGACTACTTATAAAGGGGAACAATAAACCATGACTTATACGACCGAACAAGTAATGACTTTAATTAAGGAATATCAAACAAATGTACAAGCATTGCATCATCTTAGAAAAGAATATATTGATGTAGTGTGCGGAGGTAACATCTCTCAATATGGATTTGAGGCAACTTTACCTAAACCACAAGGACAGACATCTGATCCAGTATTAAGAGAAGTACAGAGATTGATGCGTCAAGATACGATGATAGCAAGATATGAACAGAAAGTATTGTATGTTCAAAACAGATGGGAGAGAATAACTGATGAAACACATGGTATAGTCTTCAATCAACTACTGTCAGGTGTAAGTTATTCATACATCGCTAAAAGTTTAGGAACATCAAAACAAAGAGTGCAGCAAATCGTAACTGAGATAGCAGAGTTATTAACAGATTAAGTACAAACTTGACGAACTTGACGCATTTAACGGTTTAGGTTAAATGATAATTTGTAGGTTACAATGGACGGAGGGTTCGGGCAGGTGTATTCAATCAATCAAAAACTTGTTTTTGTACCTCGCACTGCACGAACCTAACGGTTCTTCGTTTACTGTGCCATGAGTAATCTCCTTTCAAAGAATATGTGTGAAAACCATCTAGAAATATCTAGGTGGTTTTTGTATTATTAGAATATAAAGGGAGGTGGGTGTCATTATGGACGAAAGAAGAAGAGTTTATATTTCGATGAACGATGGTACAAATTATGATTTTGATGAAAGATTCTCTAGCAGTTTCACTAGTATTTTAAATGATAAAGACAAGCAATTTGTAATTTTTAGTGAAGTTGTTGACGGGAAAAGAGTTGAATATCATATCAATAAAAACAATATAGCTACAATAGAAATAAGATAATTAATGCACTCACTTATGTGGGTGTTTTTTTATGCAATGAATTAACTGGATACTAGAGTTATAAAGATGAGTCCACCCCTTACTTCATCCAGTTTATAAAAATAAATAGAGTTTAGTAACGTAAAGGTTGTGAGATATGAGATGAACGAGATTGAAGTTGTTGATGATGCATGAGTACAAATTGGGATGCAGTAAAAGAAGATTATGACACAGGTAAATTTAAGCTTAAGGATTTAGCTGAAAAGCACGACATTAAATTAGGTACATTGAAATCTAAAATTAGTCGTGAAGGCTGGAATAAGGTTGCAACCAAGCAAAAGGATGCAACCAAGAAAGTTGCAACCAAACGAAAGCCGAAGAAATCAAGAAAAGGAATTGGCAACCCTAATCCAAAGAATCAATTCACCGAACGGAATTCCTTCGCTGTAAAGCATGGATTACTGAGTAGGTACATTCCTAAAGAGACGATGGAACTTATGGGAATAGCTGATTCAATGGATGCAGCTGATATTATATGGGCTCAAATACAGATACAGTTTGCGGCAATAATAAGAGCACAAAAAGTAATGTGGGTAGAAGATGCTAACGATCATTCAAGTGGAACAACTGGTGTAAGCATGGATGGTGAATCTATGAAAGTTGCTTTCGCTTATGAAAAGTATGCATCTTTTTTAAGTGCTCAATCAAGAGCAATGGCAGAATTAAGAAGTGCTTTAAAACAATTTACATTACATGCAGCTGATGATGATTATCGTAAGTTACAAGTTGCAGTTATGCATGAACAATTAACACAGATTAAGCAACAGAATGAGAATGGAGCACAATCTGATAAACCATTAGAAATCTTAATCACAAGAAAAGAGGGACGAGAATGACAGAAGCTGTTCAGTTGAATAAAGAAGTTAATCCTCGCTTTGAAGAATTCTTGTTTGATTGGAATCAGAAGTTTCAATTCCTTGTTGGTGGTTATGGTAGCAGTAAATCATATCATGTTGCATTAAAGATCATTCTTAAATTGATATCCGAGAAGCGGAAAGTGTTAGTTGTTCGTGAAGTATTTGAGACTATTAGAGATTCATGTTTCTCGCTCTTTGAAGAGATAATATATGACTTAGAACTGAATACAAAAGGTGTAAGACTTACTACGAGTCCTATGAAGATAACATTTCCAAATGGAAGTCAGATTATTTTCAAAGGAATGGATAAGCCAGGAAAATTAAAATCGATCAATGACATCTCGCTGATTTGGTTAGAAGAGTGTTCAGAGATAAAGTATGCAGGATTTAAAGAGTTGATTGGTCGTTTAAGACATCCGCGATTAAGAAACTACATGATATTGTCTACGAATCCAGTGAGTAAAAGTAATTGGACATATCTTCATTTCTTTATTAACAAAGATGCGAAAGTCGTAAAGTTAGATGATTACCGTTTATACAAAGAAAAGACAATCGTTTTAGGGGACACGTACTATCATCATTCAACAGCTGATGATAACTACTTCTTACCTGATGATTATATTGCGCAACTTGATGACATGAAGAACTATGACATTGATCTGCATCGAGTTGCTAGATTAGGACAATTTGGGACAAACGGTAAGAAGGTATTACCTCAATTTGAAGTCATGGCGCATGATGAAGTAATGAAAGTAGTAAACAGAACGAGTGCAAGATTATTAAAGAACGGTCTCGACTTTGGTTTTGTAACTTCATTCAATGCATTGTCACGAATGGCCATAGATGAAAAGAATATGTGGCTATACATTTATGATGAAGTATATACGAAAGAGCAAGATGATGAAGAATTGTACCAGGAGTTAGCTTATCTAGGCAGAACGCTTATAAAAGCTGACCATGAGGACAGCACAATCAAATATTTAAACAAAAAAGGTATGAATATAAGAAAAGCTAAAAAGTATGCCGGTTCACGTGCCGAATACACAAAGAAGGTAAAACGGTTCAAACGTATTATATGTTCAGATAAATGTGTCAATCATATAGATGAGCTGCAAGACTTAACATATAAGACTAACAATAACGATGAAATCATTGAGGACCAGTTCAATATCGACCCGCATACATTCTCAGCTATGTGGTATGGGCTCGATGATTATGATGTAGTAGTTCCTAAAGGTGACTACATTAGACAACTAAGTGCATGGTAAAGGAGGTAACTATGAACGAGTGGAAGAAGTTTGATAAAGAAGTAATAAAAGAAAAGCATGACGATATGTATTTCTATCGTGACTTATACGATGGAAAACATGCGAGCATCTTTCCTAGAGCTAAAGAATTGATAAGTAAAGGCGAGATAATCGATATCTTGCAATATGGAGAGTACAACGCTAAGAACGTAATGACACCTTATCTTATGTTGAATATCTGTAAAATTATCGTTGATACACCTTCGCTGTTAATCAGTCGTGGTATTGGTAAGGTAAAGACTAACTTTCCGAATAAGGAAGAGTTAGCAAATGACACAACGACAGAAGAAGCGAAAATGATTGAGGGAACAGTTGATAATTCATACAACAGTGAAGTCATTGACTTGCAGCAAGAGACGATAGACCAGATTGTTAAGAACTCAAAGATTGATCATAAGATGAACATCACTCAATTGTTAGTCGATGGTGGAATCGTAGCTGTACCTTCTATGATTAATGGACAGTTAAAGCTGATGTTCAAGGAGCGTAATGTTTATTATCCTCATGATGATGGACATGGATATGATTTAGTATACGAGTTACCTCAGACTGAAGAAGAAAAAGAGTCAGCTATTGACTATGTTCATGTTTATACAGAACGTGAAGATGAAGATAGACTACTTACAATTAACAAACTATTTAAGCGCAATGGAGAGTCGCAACTTGAAGAAGTTGAAGATATAAACTTTATTCAAGATAAATTAGGTATCGAAAAACTATATCAAGAGTTTGAAGGTCGTAAGCGTTCGTTTATTTCATACCTTGCGAACAATGCAACGTTCTACAATAAGCTAGGTTCATCTGAACTTAAAGGACTTGCAGGGCGACAAGATGAAGTGAACTGGACCTTAACACGAGCATCACAGACATTTGAGCGTAATGGTAAGCCACGAATCAGTATTACAAGAGAAACAATGGATACACTTCGAGCGATTGCAACGGATAGATATGGCGATGAAAACAAGATTGATCATAGAGACCTTGAGATACAAGAAATCGGTGAGAATGGTCAAGTTATGCAGATACATCAGATTGATGTCGATAAGATAGGTGATATGGCATATCTTAAAGACATTATCAGAGGGATGTTAGCAGAAACGCAGACATCACAAGCAGCAATGGAATTTGTAAGGACAGACACTGCAAGTCCACAGTCTGGTGTAGCAAAATTCTATGACTTACTTGTATCTTTGATGAAAGCAGAGCAAATAAGAAATGATTATGTCGAATTCCTTAAGACGTTATTCGAGAGTGCCTTATGGTTAGCGAATAAAGAGAATGACAGTATCATCATTGAAGAGCCTAACATCACAGTTCAAGCGATGATTCCGGTGCCAGAAAAGGAAATCACTGATGCGAATATTGCGAAGTACAATGCTAAAGTACAATCGCTTGAAGAGACAGTGAGACTCAACAACCCTGAAAAGACAGATGAATGGGTATATGAAGAGGTTGGACGTATCAAATCAGAATCGACATCACAAGACAGCATGAGTGTTCTAAATGGCAATAATACGTTGAATAACTTCTTAAACAATAGACAACCTGATGGAACGCCATTAGATGAACTAGGAAACCCTATCAAGGAGTGATTAGATGAACGCTGAACAATTAACATTGCTGATTGATGAATTGAAGAAGCACATTGTATCACTCCTGCATAATACCGATCATTTAAAAGATAGTGATGTACAAAAGACATTACTAACAATCAATAAAATATTTGATGAACTAGGACTTACTGTTCAAGAGGTGTTACCTGTTGAATTAGCGAAGTCCTTTTTTATTGCGATTGATGAAGCAACAGAAGATTTACAAGAGCAAGGCATACAGTTGAATGGTCGAGCAATTGTCGATGGAGTTGTACAAACGGAATTTAAGACACAAGCTAACGTTGAAGCATTATCGAATATCGTTACTGACGCGATGTTAGACATGCAAGCAGCAATTAGAAACGCTAAAGAAAACTTTAATAATAGTTATATGCAGACATTAGAAGTAGTCAGAAGTGACATAAGCAAAGGGATGTTAGATGGCAACAATCGTGAAGCAATCATAAAGCGTGTTTCAGATACATTCTTACAAGATGGATTTACTTCGTTTAAGACTGTAGATGGTAAGCAGTTACCTTTAGACTTCTACTCACGTACAGTGGTCAGAACGAAAATGAGGACAGCAACGAATCATGGTCATCTAACTAGATGTGGAGAAGCGGGGGTCAATCTCGTAACGATAACAGGCAGAGAGCCTACTTGTGGCGTATGCGCAAGATATCGAAATCATGTATTCAGTATTGATGGAGAAGATAAACGATTCCCTCATGTCAATGTATATGAACTATTTCCATTGCATCCAAATTGCGAATGTCGTATAAGACCATTTGTAATTGAATATAAGAGTCAGTCTGAAATTAATAAAGCTGTTGTTAAAGCGAAGTCATTTAATCCTGATATTGATCCAAGAGCACAGAAACAAAAAGACGCATACAAGAAAGACCAGGATAAGAAACGTATCGCAAGACAAGAAGATAAGCATTACATAAAGATGAAAGCGATATTAGGTGATAAAGCGCCAAAGAATATTGGTGCATATCGAAATATCAAGCGTAATAATCCGAGTAAATTTGAAGAGTTTAAGAAGATGATGAGGGGTGAACCTTATGAAGTTAAGGATAGGGCATATTGATTATGAAGTAATAGAACGAAAGAAACCTAAGAATGATGATGGAACTGTCTGTGTAGGCATAATTGATTATTTTGACCATGAAATATTATTAATGAAATCACTTAGTGCTGAGCATAAAAGAAAAACTCTTGCACATGAGATTACACATGGATTATTACATGAGTCAGGATTCGAAACTGATGAAGGAATTCATTCTGAAGACACTGTTAATCGCATAGGATTAACTCTGCATGGATTTTTAAAGGATAATATCGAAGCTTTATATGAATTATATAAACCTCTCTAGAGCGAGAGGTTATCGATTATTTTTTCTTTTTTGTTGTTTTTCTTGCTTGAGCTAGTACACTTCCTGCTAAAGAACGTGCTGACTTTGTACTTTTATTAGATTTCAACACTTTGCTTGCAAGTTTAGCCATTTTACTTGAAGATTGTTTGTTATTCTTTTTAGCCATTTAAACACCTCGCTTTCTTATAAAGATAGTATCACGAAAATTTATAAATCACACTTTTATTAAAAAAAGTAAATATATTAAGCAACAATCGTCCTAGACATGACGTTAAAAGGTCTCTTTATTATGGATAGCTTTAAAACTCACGTCCAGAAAGGAATAGTGATCACTTAAGTATCTCGATAGTGGTGGATACCACTCGACCTGTCGAAAGTCGCAAAAAGTCGAAACGTTTGTACAAACGTATTGTACTATCCTAACGCTGTCGTTCAGCGAATAAAAACGAGAAGGAGAAATAGTATGAGACGAAAATTTTTAGAGGACTTAGGACTTGAAGTAGAAACGATTAATGAAATCATGAAAGAACATGGTAAAACTGTAGGTCGTAAAGACACTCAGATTGATGAGCTTGAAAAAGATTTAGAGAATCGTGATAAGCAGTTAAAAGACTTAGAGAGCAATCCAAAGATTGACCCTGAATTGCAGAAGAAAGTGAATGAGTACAGCGAAGAGAATAAAAAATTAAAAGATGAGCGCCGAGACATCATTCTAAATGCTGCAATTGAAGTCGCAACTGCTAAAGATGCACATAATCCTAAAGCTGTTCTTAAATTAATTGATCGTGAATCTCTTGAAGTTCAAGATGACGGAACTATTAAAGGATTAGATGAAGCTATCAGTTCATTAAGAGAAACAGATAGTTATTTATTTACTGCGGTTAATAGTGACGAGACACCACCAGGTAACGATGATAGTGATAAACAAGACCATGTTAAACCGCCTAACAACCTTAATCCTGGAGGACAACAAGGAAATGGTGGTAAAGACCCAGACCCAAGGGAACTTGGAAAATCAATGGCCGATAAATTACTCGGTAAAAAAGAATAAGGAGGAAGTTAAATGTTTAACCCTAGAAAAGTAGACAGCTTCAAAAAAGCACCAGAATTCTTACGTGATGCAAAAAACGTGGAATACACTGTTGGTAACGTATTATTAGACGGTTCTAAATTCTCGACAGATACAGTAGTGAAAGCCGGAACTGCAGTTTTTAGAAATACAGAGTCAAACAAATTTGAATTAGTTCAAGAATTGACACCAGAAACAATGTCAGGTGCGGTATTAACTGCTAATGATGTAAAAGTATTTGCGAAAGAAGATGCTTTAGCACCTGCAGTACGTGAAGCATCAGTTATTAAAGAGCGTACAACAGGAGTTACAGACAACTTTATCAAAGCGACTATCGGACGTTTCCACTTCGATGTCTAATAAAAAATAGGAGGAATTAATAGATGTTAGAAATTAAAGAATTTAACGATGCTACACTACAAGCATTTGTACGTGAAGCAGATAATAGAAATACAAATAACTATCCATTAGCAGAAGCATTCCCACAGGAAGTTACTTATGACATTAATGCGATTTACAATGTTGTATCTGATACTGTACGTGCAGCTGCATCTATTACAGGTTTTAATAGCGGAGCGCCATTACGTTCGAAAGGCGAAGGCGAAAAAGCAATGATTGAATTAACAAAGATTCAACATGGTTATTACTTAGATGAGGTTGAGTTATTACAATTCAACAAACCACGTGATCCACAAGAACGACAAGCAGTAATCGAGAAAGTATTCTTAAAGATTGCTGACTTATCTTATGGTGTTGATGATATTAAAGAATTTTTAAGAGCTGGTTTAACTTACCGCGGAGAGTTTAAATACTCAAATCCGGTAGACAAAATTGAAATCGATGTGAAATTAAATCGTCCATCTGAAAATAATATTCAAATCACAAACAAATGGAATACACCTGAAGGTACTCCAATTGCAGATTTAGTGAGTGCAGTAGAGCAGTACCAAAAAACAAATGGCAACAAAAAGCCTGATTACATTGTTATGAACTCTAAGACTTTCTCAGCGTTCAAACGTAATCCTGAATTAAAAGGACAAATCTATGGTAATTCTACAGATACTCGAATCGTTAGAGATGCAAGTGTATATGAATTACTTACAGAGTTAGGCTTACCGCCAATTCAGATTGATGATAATATCACTGGTATCGAGCAATTAGACGGTACTGTAAAAGTGCATCAAAACTTAGAAGATGGAAAAGTAGTACTTCGTGCAGCTCAATTAGGTAAAACATTTACTGGTCCTTCAGTTGAAAATAACTATGTTCCAGGTAAATATGTTCAGACTGTTATTGAAAAAGATCCATCAAGTGAAAAAACAATTGTTGGAGAAGTTGCAATTCCTGCATTACAAGCAATCAACTCAACTGTATTAATGACTGTACTTTAATTAGTGCAGTCTTATTTATTAAATAATAGGAGGACTTAAGGATGCCAAAAGTGTATGTAGATAAAGGTACTGTAATTCACAAAGGACAAGCTTATTTTAGACAGTCTTTAGACCTTACTCAAGAAGAGTATGAGAATGTAAAAGACTTAGTGACGGTCGAAGATGGAACTGAGACAACTGAAAAATCTTATAAAGATTTAGATGTAGAAGAGCTTAAAGCACTAGTCGAAGAAAAAGGCCTTGAAGTTGTTGCTACAGGTAAAAATGGAGCAGTAAAACCTGACTACGTGAAAGCGTTGGAAGAAGCAGCAGAATAATGTAAAGGTGTGATGTTATGGAAACATTGGAACAGCATCAATCATTAATCGATGGCACAGTGGCATACATGAACATCATGCCATTACCAGATTATATTAATGAAGTACCAAGCGAAGACTTACCGAAGTATTTGTTTTCGGCCATTCAAGATATTAAAGATTACTTCCCTGGTATCGAGTTAAATCCTCGAATGGTATATCTGCAACTTGATTATAAGTTAGAAGCGGAAGAAGAGGGGTTTGGAGTGCTTAAGCGCCATAACGTTGAAGACTATACAGTTAAAGATGTTAAAGTCGTATTCAATCATGAAAAGCTATCTCCATCGCTACTAGCGATTATAGATGGAATACTAGCTGAGGAACGAAAGACATCCTTAGGTAGAACAGGGAGGTTGATATAATGAGACCTCCAATGAATCAAAGAGTTTTAGTCAATAAAGCAGTTCTGAATGAACATGGTATACCTACGACTGATAAATACGGAAGGCCTTTAACGAAAAAAGTAGAGTCTAGAGCTCGTGTCAGACGTAAATCTAACTTGATAATTACAGCAACTGGTACTGAAACAAATACGAATATCGAGATTGATGTTCCTTCTCAAATGATTGTTAAAGAAGGAGAAGAAATCAGTTATATCGATATGGATGGTAATGACGGATCTGGTAGAGTTGTATCTTACGAGGAAGCAACTAACGTTACAGGTTCACGCGTTCTATTTAGGACGGTGTTTGTTGATGGCCGATGAGTATTTTAAATTTGAATTTGATGATAGTTACAAAGAACTGCAAAGTTACTTCAAAAAGTTTGATGAACGCTTTACTAAGATCGTTATTCAAGAACTCGGTAAGTTTGGATTAAGAGTAGAAGAAGTCGCAAAAGCACTTGCTCCACGTGATTCAGGAGACTTAGAAGACTCAATAAATACTTCTAAAGTAATAGTTGAAGGTAAAACATTCTCGATTACCATAGGTACTAACATGAAATACGCTCTAAGAGTTCATGAGCAGCCTGAAAGTAAAGGTGTTAGACCTAAATATCAAAGAGGTGTTAAGTACCCTGAATACTATAAAAATGGACGTGGAGAGAACACGCGTAACAAACCAAGCGTAAATGGATATAAGCCAGGAAGAAAGTATCTTACTAATGCAGTTAAAGTTACTGAAGACGACTGGAATATAATGTGCGAAAGAATTCTCGCGCGAGTATTGGAGGGTTAGACTGATGATACAAGAGTCAATCATGAATCTGTTAAGAGAAAATATAGCTGGGCTTACTTGGTCAGTCGACTACCGCACGTTGGGCGACAATACAGGTACAGTATATTCAGACGGTGGAGAAAAGCCTGGTATCTATGATGATGAAATGAAATATCCGCACTATCAAATCTATATCAGATCAAGTGATTTTGATAGGTGCAGAGACATAGCTTTTAAAGTCTATGCATTACTCCATAAGAAGAGCGATTGGTTAATTAACGAGCAAAACAATGTAATACATGTTTACTTCATTGAAGCGTTGTCCGAGCCACTTAGGATAGGTGTAGAGGATAATGTGATGGAGTATAGCATTAACTTTAGAACAACATTAAGAATTGAAAATTAAAGCATATTTAGACATCTGGAAGGATGTCTATTTTTTATGCAAAAAAACAGGAGGAATTAATTATATGAATGCATTTGATAAAAGTATCATGTTCGGTATGGCTAATTTTAAATTGACAGGTACAGACAGCAAAGTCATCAACTTTGATGGTAAAGCAACAGGAGATGGTACTAGCTTCTTACAAACAGAAGGTGGGGTTCTTACGATTGAACCTAAGTTTAAGGAAATTCAATTTGAAGATACTGGTGAAAACGATATCGACAATCGAGTTGTCGGTTGGGATGTAAAAGTTAAAATGACTGTATCTCAAGAAACTCTAGAATTGATTCAATTGGCGATGGCCGGTGCACATGCAATTAAGGATAGTGCAGGGTCAAAATTAATCGGGATTACAGATGGACCTTTAGGTTCTTCTAACCGAGATCGTGGAGTAAAAATGGAAATTCACCCACGACAATTACCAGTTGAAGATAAATCAATGGACATCGTTATTTATAAAGTTGCATCTACATCAGGATTTGAACGAGCATTTAAAAATGAACAAGGTAATTTTGATTTAGAATTCGTAGCTTATCCTAAAGATAACTTTGATATGAGTCAGCCAAACAACTTCTTCCAAATCGGACAAGCTACAGCTGAATAACAATATAGCCCTACTTATGCTAGTAGGGTTATTTCTATATTTATTTAAATAATTAATTGAAAAGAGGAATAAAACATGACAAACGAAGTAAAAGTATTAATCACTCAATACGTTAATGAAAAAGGTGTATTAAAAGACGATAGTAAAAAAGAAGTAGTAATCAAAGCGATGCGACCATATCAGTTCTTTGCTATTACTAAAGTTTTAAAAACGTTAATCAATGAGCTAAATGCTGATGAAAATATCAACGGTGCTTTAGTAGGATTATTCGATACGGTAGAAGAAGGTATGGATACTAAAGATTTATTAAGTGCATTATCAGCTCAGTTCGTTAAGGATTCAGCTGGATCAATCGGATTATTATTAGAGGTTGCTCCTGAAAGTGCTTTAGAACTGATTTCAATCCTATCCGATGTGCATCCTGATCAATTAAAACTTCAAGAGATGGATACATTCTTTGATGTTGTAGATGCAATTGCAGAAGTTAATGACTTAGCTAAGGTTGTTGAACGTGTAAAAAAGTCTACGAAAAGTTTTCAGAAGAGTCTCAAATGGGGCGAGAAAGCTACTCAAGCGACTCTAAGTCCAGTGAACTAAGTGGTTATGACCTTGAAGATGCTCTCATATATAAGCTTGCGCATAAATTAGGTGGAAGGTCAGAAATCATTGATATGCCACTTGAAGAAGCGTTAGCTTATTTAATTATCATTATTGAACAGGAAGAGCAACAAGCAGAAGCGAAGAAGTGGGAATTATATATGAATCACTTATCACGTATTAATGCGAATCCTGCACAAGATAAGGATGATGTTAAAAGACAGAATCAATTTATCGAAGGTATTGATCCTATGAAAGAAAATAAAACGCTTGAAATGCCTAAAGAATTAGAGTGGAACTTCGAGCAGCTTGAACAATTAAAAGCATTACAAACTTAATTAATTATTTAAATGAATATATAAGGAAAGGAGGATAATATGGCTAACATACAAGAAATAGGCACTAAATTTACGATGTCTGTAGATGGGATGCTGAATAAGTTCAAGGTACTTGAACAGAACTTTGATAATTTGCCAAAGGTGGCCGAAAAATCAACAAAGCGTATGGATAAAGCATTTGCTACTATAGATGATTCCCTTAAGTCATTTGACAAGCGTTTATCTGAAACTGGTAAAGATTTCGACACTAAGAAGTTGCAGTCTGAATTACAAAAGGCTCAAAAGGAATTTAAAGATACAGGTAATATCAATAAAGAGACGATGCAATCACTTCAAAATGAAATTAAGAGTGTTGATTGGAAGTCTTTAGATGCAAATTCACGTGATACATTTAAAACTGTTATTCGTAATGTTAACAGTGTAGAGCGCAATATGAATAAGCTGAATGATGTTAAGTTTCTTGAAGGACTACCTGATGGTGCGAAAGAAGCAGGTAAGCATTTACTAGCACTACAAAAAGATGTTGAGAAGACAAGTAAATCACTTGAGAAAACAGATGATAAGGTTGATTTTAACAAGCTCAATAGTGAGCTCAATAAAGCTAAAAAAGAATTACAATCAACGGGTAAGGTTGCAGATAACACACTTGATCAGATAAATAAGGATATTAAAGATGTTGATTTTGAATCGATGTCTATGAGCGCTAATGTAGCATTCGGTAAGGTTGAAGAACGTGCTGAACAACTCGATAGAAAACTTAGGAACGTTGGAGATGATGTTAATCTATCTAATTCTACTAAAAATATTTCTAAGGACATAGATGGTGCAACTGGTTCGGTTGGTGGCTTGAAAGGTGCATTTAAAGGATTAGGACCTGTTATTGCAGGTGCATTAGCTACTGTAAGCATAACGGAATTTACAAAGAAGATAGTTGAATCTACTGCTGAAATCGAAGCATTAAACTCTCAGTACGAACAAGTTATGGGCAGAATGAAGAACACAACTGATAAGTATCTTGGAGAGATGGCTCAGAAGTATAATGTACATCCTAACGAATTAAAGAAGTCGATGCTGCAGTATCAAGCGATACTTAAATCGAAAGGGTTAAATGAACAAGATGCATACGAAACTTCTAAAATGTGGTTAGAACGTACTGTTGACGGTTCAGCATTTGCTAATGAATCGATGGAAGAGTCAACAGGACGTATGATGGCTGTTATTAAAGGTGAATACGATTCTGCAGACACAGTTATGATTAATTTGTCTCAAACAATGCTTAATGATAAAGCTCAAGAAAAATACGGTAAGAAATGGGAGCAGTTAAGTGTTACTCAACAGGAACAGCTAAAAGTACAAGAATCAATAAGACAACATACTTCAGCTGGTGTACTTGGTCAGGGTGTAAAAGAAGCGGATAGCTATGAAAAGAACTTAGCTCAATTGAAGAACACCTGGAAAGACTTTCTTGCTTCTTATGGTGGGCCTGCGCTAGATATCGCTAATAAAGGTTTGAAAGGCGGTATCAAAATCATTGAAGGTATGGCTAAAGGGTTTAGTACTATCGGTAAATTGATTAAGGAACTAACTGGTGGTAAACAAGTTAACATACTTCAAAAGCTAGGTTTTAGTAACGGAGAAGCAAATAACATCATAAATTGGTTCAATATCTTAAAACAACAATTGTCAATTGCAGGGCGGGCTGTAAGTTCCTTTGTTATGAATAACTTAGGATCAATTAAAAAGTTCTTTACAGGTCCTGATGGTCAACAGCTACTTCAAGCAGTGAAGAATATCTTTAATGGAATACTGGCTGTCGTTAAGTTTGTCTTCCCACTTGTTAAAAGTATCATAGTTTCAATATGGCAGAATATCCAGGGTGTAATAAAAGGTGGTCTTCAAGTCATTAAAGGCTTGATTCAAGTTTTCAGTGGTTTATTTACAGGAGACTTTAGAAAGATGTGGGAGGGTATTAAAAATATCTTCTCCGGAGCAATAAAGTTAATTTGGAACGGTGTACAGCTATTATTCTATGGAAAACTGCTTAAAGGTGGCTTAGCCTTTGCTAAATTATTTGCAGGCAGCTTTAAATCCATGTGGCAAGGTATCCTCAATTTATTTAAGAATTTCGGTAAATTTATATGGGATACTTCAACAAAAGTATCGAAAAACGTCATTGGTGCTTTCAAGAATCTGTGGACAGGTTCAATGAATATCATAAAGAATTTAAAATCAGGACTTTATAATTCTTGGGTGTCTATAAAAAAAACAACGGTAGATGCAGCAGTTGGATTAAAAGACGGTGTCGTTGGTGCATTTAAAAACACTTGGAATGGTGTAAAAGGCTGGATTAAATCGATTAAAGATGGCGTAATCGGCATGAAAGATTCCGTCATTGAAACAGGTAAAAAGATGGCGTCTGGTCTAAAGGATAAAGTCGTTGGTGGACTAAATTCCATGATCGATGGCGTAAACTGGGTAGCTGATAAATTAGGGATGGGTAAACCATTATCTAAAATTGATGCTAGTAAATATTCTACAGGTACCGGAGGGCATCCTGAAGATGGATGGGCAACTGTAGGAGATAAAGGTCCAGGTAACGGAAAAGGCACAAGAGAAATTGTTCAGTTCCCGAACGGACGTACAGCATTATTCGAGAAAGAAACAACGTTCTGGATGCCTAAAGGAACACATGTTTATAACAATAAGCAAACTGAAGAATTATTAGAACCTGCTAGGTATTCAAAAGGTACTCCTGGTATGGGAATGTTCGTTAAAGCGACTAGTAATGCAGTTACAAATACAACTAAACTATTTGGTGGGAAGAATACTAGGAAGGCCCTTGATTATACTGCGGAAAAAGGTGCAGAAGTTGAAAAGGTAACAAGAGCAGGTGTAGAAATTGCATCAGACATTATGGAATACATTGAAGATCCAAGTAAATTAGTAGACCTTGCAATGAAAAAGTTCGGTGTAGACTTTAGTGATGTAGTTGGAATTCCTAGAGAAATTATGGGTAACCTTTACAAAAAACTTAAAGACCAAGCTGTAAAGTTAGTAACAGGTTGGATAGATGAAGCGACTGGCGGAAATGCTGACGGAAGCGAATTGCTAGGGTTTGATATAACTACTCCTTATAGTCCGAATAGTGCCGTTGCAGGTTATGGTTTTAACGGAGGGCGACATTACGGAGTCGATTTTGCAACGCCGATAGGCACAACGATACACGCACCAACAAGTGGTACTGTTTCTAAGCAATCAAACTACGGTGGTGGAGTAGTAGCTAGATTATTATCTGGTAAAATCGCTCAATACTTCTTGCACTTATCGAAAGTATTAAAAACAGGTCCTGTAAAACAGGGTGATGCAATTGCAAAGACAGGTAATAGTGGTAATTGGACAACTGGTCCGCATTTACATTACCAAGTTGAAAGTCCCGCAAGTGCATCTTTAACAAATACAAATACACTAGATCCTATTAAATTCTTAAAAGGAAATGGTGGTGGCGGTGCTGGAATACTTAAAGGAGTTTCAGCGCCTGGTAATATATCTAACTGGATTTCAAGTGCTATTAAAAGAACAGGTGTACCTGATTCATGGGCTCCTTACCTTAAAACTATTGCTAAATACGAATCCGGATTTAATCCTGCAGCTGTTCAACATGGTTATGTCGATCAAAATACAGGTGGAAACGAAGCGCGTGGTTTAATGCAGGTAACTCCTCAAACATACAGAGGTTTGATGGGAACAACTGAAGGTATGATGAATCCTATTAATAACATTACTGCTTCAATCAAATGGATTAAATCTCGTTATGGTTCAATCACTAATATTCCTGGTATGGCATCAGGTACATGGCGCGGTGGATATGCGAATGGTGGTATCATACCTAAAGATTCTATCTATCGTGGAGGAGAAGAAGGTAAGGAAATTGTAATACCAACTGTTCCTAAGCGTAGAAAACGTGCGAATGAATTAATAGCTTTAGCTGACAGAATGGTGAATGGTAAGCCTAAGCGATATGCAAAAGGAACTATCAAACGTAAGACGCATACAGTTAGAAGAGGAGATACATTATGGGATATCTCTCGTAAAAACGGAACGACTGTAAAAGCGTTGCAACTGTTAAATGGTATTAAGAATCATTTAATCTATCCTGGTCAGATCATTAAGTTAACTGGCGCTATTACAGGATTAAGCAAGAATGTAACACAACAATCGAAAACTCATAAAGCAACTGTACAAGCCTTAAGTAAAGCACAACGCATGTACAATACAGGTAGTGCCATCGTTAAACGAGGTAAAACGAGCGGTAAAGTAACAGGTAAAGAAGATATCGCAGTCGGTAACTTAATCATGGCCAACATGAAGAATATCGGTAAGTTACCTGTCGAGAAAATGCAATCTAATATCAATGCAATTAACAAGAAGATTAGTTCTATTATTGCATCTAATCAAGGTAAGATTGCTACGCTTAATAATAAGATTAAAAAGTCATCGAATAAGAAGACAATCGCAAATGCACGTGCTGAGATAAAAGCGTATCAAGCGCAGATTAATAGCTTGAAGAAGTTGAAACAAAGCGAAGTTCTAAAAACGAACTTCTTGAACAGTCTGATTAAACAGAAGCAAAGATTGCAGAATCAACTGAATCAAAAAACAGACGAGCGAAAAGCATTAGCTGATTCGAAGATGTCGCTTAGAGATAGTATAAGAGATTCTTATCGTGGATATGCAGGCTTTGAAGCTGCAAAAGGTAATACATCAAGAGACTTTATAGCATTTATGAAGTATCGACTTAATAGAATGAAGAAGTTTGCAGCAAACGTTACAAAATTAAGAAAAATGGGACTAGATCCTACAATCTTAAGAGAAATACTTGCGGGTGGAATTGAGTCGGCTATACCTAGAGTTGAAACACTTGTCGGCGGTGGTAAAAAGAATGTTCTTGAAATAAACAAGCTGCAGAAACAAGTTCTTAGCTATGTTAATAATCTATCAAACGAACATTCACGCTTTGGTTATGACCCTGAAATTAAAGCTAAGGATAAAGAGATAGCTTCAATTAAGAAACAACAGACATCAGTACAAAATCGAGCAAGTAGCTATTTAACTGCTAAACCTAAAATAAAACCTAAAGCGCCTGTTAAGAAGACTGTAGCATCAAATGTTAAAGCTAAAGTAACACCTAAAGCAAAACCTAAAAAAACAAGAATTCATAATATTAAATGGGGGGATACATTAGGTGGAATTGCAGCAAAATATCATACGACCGTTGCAGCGCTCAAAAAGTTAAACGGATTAAAATCAGATATGATTTATGCTGGAAGAAAGCTTAAGATACCAGGATATGCTAAGGGTGGTATTGTAAATATCCCTCAAATCGCATGGATTGCCGAGGGTGGCTTTGCAGAATCGATTATCAGTCATGATCCATCGCAACGCGTTCAACAGCAGAAGATATGGAAAGATACTGGTGACAAGCTTGGATTCACTAAAGACGATGCCCTAACATTAAGAATGATTCAGCTGCTAGAAGAACAGAAGGAATTACAACGTTTAATGGCTCAAAGGGAAACAGTATTAAAAATCGATAAGAAAGTAATCGCTAAAGAAATTGCGCCTGATATCGATAAAGAAATGGCTCAAAATCTTAAGTACAGAAATAGGGGGTTAGCGAATGTCTAATAGATTACAAGCTGGATTCAGCATATACGGTGAACATTCACATTCTAGAGATATGTTAATGAGTAGCTATAGCTTTCCAACTCCTAAAATGAAAGAAATCAAAGAAACCGTTCCTTATATGAGCGGTTCCTATGATTTCTCTTTTTTATATGGAAAACCATCTTATGAAGACCGTCAAATATCGTTTGAAATGATAGTATTTTGCAACGATTATCAAGACAGATCAGTTATTATTACGGATATTAAAAAATGGCTATATGGTAAGCCTATGAGCCAACTACGATGTGATGTGTACGAAAACTTAGAATACTATGTTAAATGCGTTGATATTGAACCTGAAATATTATCATATGGTATCAACTTTAAAATAGTATTTGAAGGTCATCCGTATGCTAGAAATGTAATTGATAATAGTGAGGTGATCTGATGTATCGTTTGAAGTTATATAACGTCGATGATGTAAGTAATAAATATACGATTTTAGACTTAGCTGAAGGTATTTCAGAAGTATCATCCGCATCATTAGAACGACAGGTAAATTCCATAGATTCATCAAGCATTTCACTATTTCATAGCTTCTTGCAGCAATCAGCGTTTAATATTAAATCGTTTAAGACCATGCTTGAAATCTACAATACGAAAAAGAATAAATATGAGTTTAGAGGTCGCGTAATAACTCCTGATCATTCGATGGAATCAAGTGGTGAATTCAAACATCAACTAACATTTGAAGGTGCAAAAGCATTTCTTAAGGACAGTCTGCAAAAACAGTCGTTTGAGTTTGATAAAGCACCAATAGACTTACTTAAGTTAGTTATCAACCATCATAATAGTGAAGTTGGAGCTGAAACATATAAACGCTTTACTGTAGGGACTGTAGATGTACCTAAGCCGGTGATACCAGCAGATGAAACATATCGAGAAGAAGAGAAATACTTTTATAGGTATGATGACAAAGATACTTTGACGACCATTGAGGAAGATTTAGTAAATAAATACGGTGGTGTAATAATCATTGAAATCACTGAATCTTCAAATATCATACATTGGTATAAAGATTACGTTAAAGAAAAGAGTACTAAAATTGCACTCGGAGAAAATCTACAGAACATACAATACAAGATAGATCCTACTGATATTATTACAAGATTAAAACCTTTAGGAGTATCAAGCGAAACTGCAAACGGACAAGAGATTAAATTAACGATTGCCGATGTTAACAAAGGCAACCCATATATCGATATTCCTGAATTGATTAGTATATATGGAGTTCAAACGGGTGCAGTTGATTTTAACGACATGTATACACCAGAAACCTTAAAAGTAGCAGCTAACAAGTGGATAAAAGAGCAGAACAAGAAAGTTGCAAACGTATCTATCTCGTTAGATGCAATTGATTTAGAGTTGATTGGATTACGTCCAGACTCTTTAGAAATATATAATACGCATCTTGTTGAAGTATCACCTTTGAATATTACCGACAAGATGAAAATAATCGGAGAGAGTATTGATTTGATTCAACCACATAATAAATCCGTAACCATTGGAGACAAACCTTGGACAATGGAGGATGTTCAGAAGCAGATTGCCAGAGAGCGTACAAGAGACGTTGAAAGAAAGTTAGCCGAATCAACAACAGCCCTCAATTCTAAAATCGGTGCAGTATCTAATGATCTGCAGAATGTAACAGAAGGGTTCAATCAATCAACTTCAACGTTACAATCAAACATTCAGTCTCAGCAACAGTTAATCACTGGTGTGACTTCAGGTGTGACATTGAGTGATATTAACGGATTTCAACCAATCAAGAATAGTACGTTGAACGTTGGGATGTCAGTATTCAGAGTAAGTCCGCCACAAATAGATTATGGTGTTCAGATTAGCGATGGTTTCTTCACTACAACGAGTAATACACCACTTCAATTTGATGGCTATACCGTTATACATTTTCAAAGGTATCTCAAAGTAAGTTTCTCATCTTATATGAGTGATGTTGGAAGTGGTGTTATAGAGGTTTTCAGCTATGACGGTCTAACAACAACTTACTATAATTCAGTTATGGTAGATGTTATCGGTAAAGGCAATCAAAGGTTGAATGAGTTATTAATTGATTTAGGAAGACCAACTAAGAGAGTTCTTAACTTCTATTTCAGAATTAAATCGAACAGTGCATCGAGTATTAATGTAAAGACATTATATGTTGGAACAACAGATTATTAGGAGGGATGATATGGAAGCCTGGTCAGTATTAACTAAGGTTATTGACGGAGAAGAAAGGATTGTTAAAGCAGGACTCAATCTCGTAGTCGATGATGACTACGACAGAGCAATCATTGTCGATGAAGTCAAAGCAAGACAATCAGAAAAATTAGAAGTAAAAGACGGAGTTGTATCAGTGAAAGCTGATGCGACTCTTTTAACTTTAGAAAAACTTAATAATAAAACTAAACTAAAAGAAATAATACCCGTTAAATTAAAATCTGAAATCGAGGAGGAAAGTTATGCTGGTAAATAGTATCAAGACAAAAAACAACTTTCATAATTATATAGTCATAAAACAGTCAGATAATACAAGCCCAATAGAGATATTGCTATGTGGCGCTAACGGTTCGATACTTAGTGATCTGAATCAAAGTTGTACACTTACTATCCTTGATGAAGTTGATCAGTTGATTAGACAAAAGACTACGGAACAAATTGTTAACGGAACTGTAACGTTTAGAGTTGCTAACGATTTAAAAACGAACCCTCATACTCTAGAAATTACAACTGCAGATGGTCAAAAGTTTCCTAGTAATCATGATTTTAAAATTTTCGTAAGTTATACTCATGATGAAAGTGAACTAAAAGTAATAAATAATTTATCAAGAGATGAAGCTTTGGCTGAAATTGACATATCAGTCAAAAAATTTATTTCTGAAAATACACCTGAATTTATAGATAAGGTGGCTACTGGAGAATGGCTTAATGCTAATGAATTTAAAGTTGAAGAGCCTGTTGCAACAAAAACATTATTACCCTCAAATGCTCAATTAAAAGAAATGAGGCTTGTAATAGATGAAAATAAACAATATTTATTTAACGGTATTGATTGGATAGAGTTTGGAGCAATAAACGCTGACGGATTGAGTTTGATACGAATAGAAGTTGATAATCTATCAAACTCAATAGAAATTGAGCCTGATGACTTGAGAGAATCTCCTGATGAAACTGATGGAGATTTACTACAAAAAGCAGTAAATGTGCTTGAACAGTCTAATAAAAATAATAAAAGCATTAAATTAGGTAGGATATACGATATTGACAAGACGATAATGTTATCGGTAAGAGTAGATTTAAATGTAACGTCTCATATAAATATTAATGGACGAAACGGTGGATTACGTTTATCACATGATGGTTACATGTTCGATGGCGTCAAATCTTCTGGAGGAATCAAATGTCAGCAGGTTAAATTTATTGGTTCTTCATTCACTAAGCCTATTTTCAACTGTAATAATTTGATACAAATAGTATTAAATGAATGTGATTTTATAAGAACATATTCAATCTTTTATGCTGACCCTAAAACAGGCTACTTACAAAGCTGCAGAATGACAAATTGTAATTCTAAAGGCATGATGACGTATCAAATAATCGCAGCAAAAGTCTATGATGTTCACATTCTAAGTAACCTCGTAGAGTGGGGGCGTGGAGGTCTTATAGACATTTCTCAAGGTACTGCTGAAGATGTTTGCTCGATAGGTTTATTTATCGAAAATAATGTTATTGAAGGAATTTCAGAACAGATACCAATAATCACTGGTGCTCATGGTAAAGCTGTCATCAGTAATAACTATTTTGAGGGTAACACATATACAGATATCGATATGAGTAGAGGTAGCTTACCACACAGAGGTATAACGATTAGAGATAACAGCTTTGGAGATTATGTTATTTCCTCAAATAAAGATAGTTGTGTGAAAGTTGGTAAAGGCTATAGTGATATATCATACGATTTCAGAGGGAATATGGGTGTTAAGACTATATTCGACTTTTCTGGATCATACGGTAAATTTGATTTAGCGGGAGGGATGCTAACTTACAGTAGACAGCCTTCCTACAAGAATGCGACATTAGCAGTTATTCATGATCTTGGTGGTAAGAGTGCTAAAAATGCTATGACGGTAAGCAATAATTCATTTATGTTCTATCCTAATAAAACTTTTAGAACACTACTTGAAGAAATATATACTATAAAGGCAGTATGGAACAGAACTGAAAGTAAATTATATGGAATTTTTTTAGCAGGACAGATTCATTTCGTTTCAGGTTACGATACGACTACATCTCAGAATGCAATTGAAGTAAGGCTTATACCAACGTTAATTCAAGATACACGTTACTTCTCCCCGCAGACATCGCTTTCTGCCGCGGGCATTTCAGTTAAATTTTCATCAACAGGTACGAGCAAACGACTTTTGAGTACACTTGATGTCACGATGGACGATACTATTATAATTGAATGTGTTGCATCGGGCGTAAGTGGTGGTCGCAGTGCTTATTATATTAAGATGACAGATTTAATTACTAATTAACAAAGGAGTTGATTAAATGAACAGAATTGACGATGTTACACTAGATGATTCAAAGATTACAAGACCACTATCAACACCTGAGAAATTAACGTGTGCATCTACTTTTACTTTCGGACTTTATTCATTAGCAAGAGCATCATTCTGGATTTTAGAATCTGATACTGCAGTAAATGACAGTCCTTTGTACAAAGCATTACACCAAGTTTATCCTTTATGGACATGGGGAGCCGTTATAATGTTCTTCAGTATATGTCTGATAGCAAGTTGCTTCTATATACCACATAGACTAACGAGAACAATATATGATCTTCTAGTTATGATCGGCGGTATAGGGCTGTCATTCTTTTATTTCTTTCTAGCAGTCGCAGGAATTAACAATTCGATTAACTGGTTAACGCCTATAGGGTTCTTGATACTTTCTGCAGGATTAGGTGTTATCGGATTTATAGGTGGTGTTAGCTATTTTGGAAAACGATAAAATAGAGTCTTTTAAAGATGTACAAATACAACGAGAAAGAGACAAGAGAGAATTTTATAAATACATTGATGATGTTGATGATAAACATACAAAAAATTATCACTTACTTGATAAAGCTATTACATTGTTTAGCGAATCACAGAAACCACTTGTTAAATCACTTACTAACATTGAGGGTCAAATGGTAACGCTAAATGATACTATGAGTGGATTTAAGGGTGAAGTTGATAAGTTAAAAGGTAAAGTAGATTCACATGAAGAATTTATCAGCAAACGAAAGAATGCGAATGACAAGATAATTGTAGCAATAATAGGTGCTTTCGCCACAATCGGCGGAAGTGCCTTTGCTTTTGCTCAAGTATTTTTTAAATAAGGACGCGCCATTTGGTGCGTCTATTTTAATTGGAGGGATATAAATTATGAATATCAATTGGACGTTAAGGCTTAAAAATAAGGCAACTTTAACTGCGTTGATTGCAGCGCTGGCTCTACTTGCGAATCAGGTATGTGGATTGATTGGTGTGGACTATTCCGCACAAATTAAGCAATTAGTCGACATTTCAGGAACACTTCTAACGATTCTCGCTGGTATCGGCATCTTGATCGACCCGACAACTGAAGGATTGAATGATAGTGATTATTCACATAAAAAATCAGAACCATCAAACAACGATGTAAAAGTAATTGTTGATAGCGGAGAAGTCACAGGTGAATCTGAAGTTACAGTAGACGTTGAAAATGAAGGTGACTCTCTATGATTACTGCCATAGATTATTTGACTAAAAAGGGATGGAAAATTTCTAGTGACCCACGAACTTACAGCGGTTATCCTAAAAATTACGGTTATCGAAATTTATGGAGTAGTGATAAAGAGATAAATTACGATGCTTTCTGCGATGGATACCATCGAGCATTTGACCTTTATTGTAACGAAACTAATAACGTTCCTGCAGTAACTTCTGGAACAGTTATAACTAGCGAAGATTACGGCAATTTTGGCGGAACGGTAGAGATTAGAGATGCAAATGGAAACGACTGGATATACGGACATCTTCAACGTGGCTCATTGCGTTTTGTTAAAGGAGATAAAGTGAATCAAGGAGACATCGTAGGATTGCAGGGTAGCAGCAATTATAACGACGTTAAAATGAGCGTGCATTTACATTTGCAACTTAGACCTAAAGGAACGAATTTATCAGATGAAAAAGCAGAAGTGTGTTCAGGTATTCCAATAGAAAAATACGATATTTCGAAACTTAATCAGAAGATGAATAAAATTAATAATGGAGTGAAGAAAATGAAAATCATGTTAGTGAGTGGCCATGGCTATAATGATCCTGGTGCTGTAGGAAATGGAACAAATGAGCGTGACTTCATTCGTGAGCAGATTGTTGATAGAGTTGCCAAGTATTTAAAAATCGCTGGTCATAGCGTAACTTTATATAGTAAGAATCAAGACATGTACCAGGACACTGCATATGGTGAATTTAGACCAGACCGAGATAAATACGGTATTTTTTGGGTAAAGAAACAGGGATATGATGTAGTAGTCGAATTTCATCTTGATGCATCGGCGAATCCTGAAGTAGATGGTGGCCATGTCGTTATTGGCGCAGGTCTTGTACCTGATAAAATTGATATTGGTATTCAAGCAGCAATTGATAATCATGTAGATGAAGTCTACGGAATCAGCAAACGTGATGATTTAGCTCATCCTCGAATTGCTAAAGCTATCGGATTAAATTATCGATTAGTAGAACTAGGATTTATTACTAATAAAGGCGATATGGCCTACATGAAGAAAAATGGTGAAGCGTTCTGTAAAGATATTGCTGATGCTATTAATGGTAGTGAAATTAAAGTACCTGGTGATTTACCTCAAATCGATGAAGTTAAAACAGTGATTAAAACAGCTTCTAAAGCTAAGAATCCACCTAAGAAAAATCCATTCCCATTAAATAAATATCGTGGTCGTTCCCTTGATGCTTATGTAATGGGTAGAATTGACGGATTAGGTGCAGAAGTTAGAAAGCGTACAGGTAATAGAACTAAAGGATTTAGCTTTGATAAGAAAGGGGGTTATGATTTAAAGCCTGGAGATGTCGTTTATATCTTTGAAACGCATGACGGATGGGGAAGAATTTATACTGGTGAATCAAGTGGCAAAGGATCTAACGATTGGATCTGGTTAGAACGAATGACAATTGATAAAGTATTCAAGAGTTAAATATATTGATTAAGCCCTGCACTCAAATTAATGAGTGAAGGGCTTTTTTTGTTTGATTCTTTAAGATATAATCAAGAAAATATTATTTAAGGATGATGAAAAATGAAGTTAATTCAAGACTTTAACAAAGAGCTTAATTTAATTGAAAAGCATATTAGATTAAAAGATACTTTAAATGAAGTCAATGTCGAAAAAAGAAAACCTGATTTTGGTGTGGGTATAAAATTATTACTGGAATATAAATCACTTATACATAAAAGAGATGTCGAACAATTAGAAATGTCTGAAGATGAACATAAGGCAATCGATACTATCAAGAAGCTGGTTGATGACGTACCGATATTTAAAAAAGCCAATCAAATAATTGCAGTAGATAAAGATAAATCTGGAGGAGACGAGTATCATTATAAAGTCTCTAATCCAAACTTATTTCATTTTATAAAAAATTTGTCTCCTGAAGAAGATGCAGACATAGAAGAAGAAATTCAAATAATTTATAGAAATACTTTATATAATTTATGTACAATTACCGAAAAATATTTTGGGTTAATTTATAAAGATTATCTTATGAATTATCACCAACAAGTAGATTTAAAAGATGAATTGCTTACTTTCGATGAATTGAATAAAATTGGTGATATAAGAGAATCCAAGTTATTTCTATTAGATAGGAAACTTTCAAAAATATTCACGCAAACTGCTTCTAAGTGGTCTGATGAAATCATGAATGAAATTAGAATCAATAAAAACGACGTTGATTATAATAGAAAACTTTTTAATAAATTATATGAAATGTATAATTTGAGGAATTTATTTATTCATGGTGATGGTGTAGTAAATGACATGTTTTTGATGAAAACTAAAGATTTCAGTCATCTTAATAAAGGGGATAAGATAAATTTAAGTATAAATCATATACAAGAATACAAAAATAACATTATAAATTTAATGTTTTCTTTATTTTATACATATGGTTGTAAAATTTATAAATCTGATAAAGATTTATATGAAGATTTCATAGCATCATTTAATAATATGTTATTAAAAAAAGTAAAAGAAGATTTATCTTGTATACCAAACTTATACCTAAAAATTGAAGATAATAAAAAAGTAGACAATATGATGAAATTAATGGCTCAGATTAATAGATTTATTAATTATTATTATACTGATCAAGATAATTTGAAAAAAGAAATAGATAAATATGATAGTTCGTATTTATCAAAAGATTTTCAACTAGCAGAAGCCATATTGAAAGAGGAACATGATTTGACTTATGATATTTTAAAAAGTATTATAAGTGTAGATGAAGAAAAAATATTCGAAATACATGGGTGGCCTTTGATAAGAATTGCAACGACAAATAGTGAAAAAGTAAGAGACCTTCTGAATCAAAGACTGTCAGATATTCTTGAAGTGGAGGATGACAATATGCCAATCAAAACTACTGTTAAAAATCCTATTAAAGTTTCTGAGACGGAAAAAGAATAGTTACTAATTAAGTTAAGCACCTGATCAATGATTAGGTGCTTTTATTTATATCTAAATTTGGATGTTGGATATTGTATTTTGTGTATTTCATTGTACTTTTCTTTAAATTCTTTAGTGTCTATTTGTCTTACTCTAAAATTTAATGTATTTGAAATAGTACCATAAAGCTTACCAGACTCAAGAAGAACAAAAGCTTCTTGTTTTTTCTTTTCTTTATTATATTTAGTCTTGTACTCGATCATAAATAATACTTCAGGAATACTAATAGATGAATCTGCACATCGTTTTATGTGCGCTAAATGATAGTTATAGGGTATAAAACTCTCTAAAGTAGTTTGATTATCCAAAAATGCAATTTCATTCGAATGTATAAAATTCAGTTTATCCATAGGTAATATATAGTTTTTTAAACCTTCATCATCTAAATAAAGTAAGCTATGTACAAATACTTCACTTATTTGATGTTCTGAATTATTTTTTATATAAACTTTTGTGTCTCCATATGTTTTTGGTCGAAAATTGTTTGGATCGCTTTCTAATGGTGGTAAATCCATATCTTCAACTTTAATTGAAAAGTTTGGCATGTAATTAATTTCGGCTTGTCTTTCTTGTAATTTTAATGCCTTAAATGCTGTAAGTGTAGATAAAAAAGTTATTGCTGCTAATATCAAATTAATTAATGTATTCAGATCGATTCCTTGATTTACATTTAATATGTACAC